AAAGGTCTTGTTGCTTCTGGACCTGTATCATTCGCACGAATCTACTCAACCCTAAATGAAACACTCCGTAGAGGCGGGGTGTACAAGAACGGAGCTGTGGTGTGCCACCTCGATCTCCGGCACAGTGACATCCTTGAGTTTATTCAAGCTCCCCGCGCTGAACTGCCTTGGGTCAAGCGTTGTGTAAACATCAACGACCATTGGTGGGAAGAAGCTACTCCCAATGTAAAAGCTGCCCTGCTCCAGGGTATCCGCCAGGGTGACATCTGGCTCAACAAAACTAAAATTGACGCTTATGGAAAACGAATCCGTGGTAACGTCTGCCTTGAGGTTTACCTGCCGTCACGAGGAACTTGCCTGTTGCAGCATGTCAATCTCGCTGCCTGTAACGTCGAAGACATCGCACCGGCTTTTGTTGAAGGTATGTCCGAGTTGTGCAGTCTCCATAGCAGGACAGGCGTTGGAGAGTCTGGAGAGTACCTGTCACCCGAAGTCGATCGACAAGTCGGACTGGGGATGCTCGGACTTGCCAACCTCCTTCGAAGGTACAACGTAAGTTACAAAGAATTTGGTGATGCTTTGGAAGTGATCAACAGTGGTGATCAAGTAAAAGTATTCACTCCTGCTACCACCCTTGCTCTTGAGTTCCTAAGTGGCGTCGCACAAGCTGCGTCGATTGCACGAGCTAACAACATGGATCGTGCCTTCGCTATTGCTCCTACTGCTTCTTGCAGTTACCGATACAAAGACCCGGATGGCTACACTGCCACCGCTGAGATTGCTCCTCCCATTGCCCGTCAAGTAGACCGTGATAGCGGTACGTTTGGCGTCCAGAGCTACGACTACGGTCCTGTTGAGATCGCATCGGAAGTTGGCTGGGATGCATATAAAAAAGTTGCAGACGGTATCATGCGTATGCTTGATAAGACCGGACTTCTGCACGGCTACAGCTTCAATAGTTGGTCCGATGTGATCACCTATGACGAAGCGTTTATTGAAGACTGGCTGGCATCTGACCAGACTAGCCTCTACTATTCGCTTCAGGTAATGGGTGACACTCAAGACAAGACCAGTGCATACGCTGCATTGGAGGAGTCAGAGGTCGATGATTACCTGGAGTCGCTTCTAAATGACCCTGCTCCTGATTGTAATTGCGGCGAATGAACCCTTATCAAAAACTCCTTGAACGTAAAAGAACTTGGACACCCGTCCAGACTACAGCTGGTCAGCTGGTCGAAGGTGCGGAAGAGACTATCTACCGTGCCTTGGCAATCCGACATATGGAACTTCCGGTAGGAGACTTTATTACTGATGCGCTTGGGAACGATGTACCGAAGCTGGCACGGGAAGTCCTACAATCCAATGTCCAAGACGAAATTAAACACGACCTTGCACTGGGTTACATTACCAATGCCATCGGTGTTGATGAACAAGCTGAAGCGGAAGCCATGCGCCTCCGCGACGCTTGGGTTGCTCATCCGGATCACACGATCCTCAAAGCATTGGTTGCCGAACGTGCGATTTTCTTTGTGCTACTACCCTTTTTCCGTTTTAACGGCGATGCGGGGCTACGCACGGTAAGTGCTGACATCTCTCGTGACGAACAAGTTCACGTTGCTGTCAACTCTTTGGTCGCTCGTGAGCTTAACCTTGAGGTTTCTCCTTCGTTGGATAAACTTCGTAAGGCTACTATCAATTGGATCATGCAGCCCCTCAAGGCTAACAATCCCAATAAATATCTGAACAAAAAATTTTGGCTCGATTCTAGCGACCGCTTGATGTATGAGGGTAAGGCACCTGAACTTGCCGAAACTAAGCGAGCCCGTATGCCTGCTTTCTTTGAACATGCAAACCCCAACCTCCCTCAATACGCTTGACCTTCTAGATGTTAGGGGCATGACAGCTAATGCCATGCTCGCTAAACTAGAAGAAACTTTCCCACCAACAAACCCTACACCTGAAGATTCAATGGAAAAAATTATGTATCGATCTGGTCAGCGTAGTGTCGTTGAGTGGGTCATCAACTATATGGAGGAGAACTGATGTACGGAGCATCAAAAGGTCCTAAAACTTATGCTCAGATGATGGAGGCGCTCAAGACCGGCGGCTTTACCCAAACAGTGGGTGGCAAGAAAGTTTTCATTCCAGTTCAAAAAGCATCTAAGATGTCTGGTGGTGTACCAGTAACAGCAAAGGGGTATAAAGTTCCTGAAGGTTTTGCTCAGACTGGACAGATGGCTTCTGGTCAACCAGTTTACACTCAGATGCAAATTACCCCTGCAGCAGCAGCAGCTCCTAAAACTACGCCTAAGGTAGAAGAAACTCCTGTTGAAGAAACTAAAGTTGAAGTAACTCCTGAAACTCAAGCTCTTCAAGATGAAACCAAAAAGTTGATGGAGGAGATTGAAACTCTTAAAGGTCAACTAACAGACTCAGGCACTCAGTTTGAGGAATATAAAAAACAGCAAGAAGAGATTGCTGCACAAACTCAAGCCACTGCCGCTGCCCAGGCTGCTAATCAAGCTATGTCTGGTCTTGCTCCCACCCTTCAAATCGGTGGTGCAGCTGCTGGTCCTATGAAGGCTGGTACATCTGCTTTCAAAATTAAGAAAGCGAAAACACCTACTAGTACTATTACTCCCCTGAACATCGGTTCTTCTAGTCCCTTGAACATCTAATGTCTGCTAAATCACGCTATGACAGATTGTCTTCGGACCGTTCACAGTTTCTCAACACTGCTAGACAAGCCGCTGATCTAACTCTTCCGTATCTTATCCGAGAGGATGAGACTTACACCAGAGGTACACTTAAACTCACAACCCCGTGGCAAAGCGTTGGTGCAAAGGGTGTAGTTACTCTGGCATCTAAATTGATGCTAGCTCTGCTGCCCCCTCAAACCAGCTTCTTTAAGCTACAGGTAAATGATATTGGGTTGCCTCAAGATCTTGGACCAGAGATTCGATCTGAACTGGACTTGTCGTTTGCCAAGGTTGAACGCACTATCATGGAATCTATTGCAGCTTCCAGTGATCGTGTTGTCGTTCATCAAGCATTAAAGCATCTTGTTGTCGCTGGTAATGCTCTTATCTTTATGGGTAAGGATGGGCTCAAGCTTTATCCTTTAAACCGATATGTTGTAGATAGAGATGGTAACGGTAATGTTATTGAAATTGTAACTAAAGAAACAATCTCGAAAAAATTACTCAAAAAATTTTACCCCGAGTACACTAAGCCTAATCAACCTAATCCAACTTCCGAAACATCATCTCATCCAGAAGATGAATGTGATATCTATACCCACGTTACACTAGACAACAACCGTTGGGTATGGCATCAAGAAGTGGAAGGTGAAGTCCTCCCCAAGTCAATGAGCAAAGCTCCTCTTGACGCAAACCCCTGGCTTGTGCTACGATTTAACCACGTAGACGGAGAGGTCTACGGACGTGGTAGGGTAGAAGAGTTCATCGGTGACCTGAAGTCACTTGAAGCTCTG